CACCGCTCCGCCTCGGCGTTGTTGGCGTAGAAATAGTCGCCGCCGTAGGTGGCGTCAATGCCGTCACCCGTCAGCGCAGCGTCAGGCAGCATAGCAAGCGCCTGAAGCAGCAGCTTGGCCGCAGCACCAATGCTGCTGTCGCAGGTAACATCCTTAAAACTGCACCCGTTCGCACCGGTGGTGTGGGCAATAGTGGTGCTGTAAGTCCATTTGCCGCTGATAAAGTCCAGTTTCACGGTGCCCTGCGTGGTGCCGTTGCCGTCCGGGGCCACCAGCTCGCCGGTGGCGGCGGAAATAGCCTTCCACGCGGCGCTGCTGGCGCTCATGTCACAGGTGGGCGCGGCGGCGTTGTTGTCTGCGATTACCTGCACCTCGCCTTTCACAAGGCGCAGTCCGGCGCACCACTCCCACACATTGCCGTTCAAATCCCAAATGCCCTCCAAGGTGCCGTCATGGCTCCAAGTAACGGGGCCGGTGCCGGTGGCAACACGCCCGGTCTTGTCATTGTCCTTGCTGGTGGGGATTGCGCGGTACAGGCTTTCGCGGGTGTCCTTGCCGTAGTTGTTGTTGCCGTAGGGTTCCTTGCCCGCCTTGTGGCACCACAGGGCAATAGCCGCCCACTCGGCGCAGGTGATCTCGTGGAACTTTCCGCCCTTGGCGCGGTTGTAGCTCACAAAGGTATCAAGGCCCGCCGTGTTAGCCGGGTTCTCGCCGGGCAGGCTGTACGCTCTGCCGTTGTAGTGGCTGGTCTGATACTTCCCAACCCAAAAGCCGTCGATTTCCACGCCGTTCACCCTGAACGCTGGGTGTACGCTGGTGTCGGCGGTAGAAAGTACATCACACAGGCGGAATTTCGGGATAAACACCATAATGCTCGGCATTTCCTTGTCGTCGTACTTCATGGCGTTGTTGGGGCAAACGCTTTTCAGGGCCAGTTCAGCCATATCAAAATTAGCCATAGGTTCGTCCTCCTTTATCAGTGAATCATAATGCCATCAATGGCAAACAGGTACAGGGTCACAGCCTCGGTGTCCAGCGGCTCCGGGGTGCGGGTCACGGTTTCACGGTTCATGCCCTCGGTGCTTTCGCCGCCCTCGGTCTGCGCGTCGTTTTCCTGTGCCGGAGTTACGGTTTCGGTGTACTTCCGCGCGGGGATTTCCACCTGCGCCGCGTAGTACAGGCCGCGCCCGGTGGTCAAATAGCCCTCGCTGTCCACCATAATGTCGCGGGTCACGGGGTCGTCCTGCTGATAGCGGGCAAGGTCAAGGGTCAGCGCACCGTCCGCAAAGTCCAGCTTTGTGCCGGTCAGGTTGTAGTTGATCTTCTTGCCCTCGTTTTTCTCAATGATTTTCATGCTCTTGTCCTCCTGTTACTCGGTGGGTGCCGGGTCGGTCATGCCGCCCGTCACTCTGATCTGCACTTTCACGGTGGTGGCGCTGCCGTCATGCACCAGCTTAAAGCCGTTGCGGTCAGTCACCCGGATATTGCCCAGCCTGCCGCCGCTGTATGCCAGCACTGTTACCTCCACGCCGTAATTGGTGCTTTCGCGCAGCTGCGCAAGGGCAATGGTGGTGGGCGTGTTGTTAAACGGCCACTTGCTGCCGGTCTGCGCCAGCGTGGCCGTGTGCATCTCGTCGGCGTAGTTGTAACCGTCCTGCACCGCCTTAAACTGCATAATTGCCCCGGCAAGGGTCATGTCGGAAATGCCCAGCTCCATATTGTTAAAATGCTGCTGGTCAAGCAAGGTGCCCTGCTGGATAACCTCGCCGCTCTGGTCAGTTACATGGTCTTTCCAATAACTGCGGTCATAAGCCATGGGTTTGTCCTCCTCTCTTTTACTCCTCGGTTTCAATCAGCGGGAATGTAAAGCGCAGCAGCGCCACATTCAGGCTGGTGCGTTTCAGGCTGATACTCTGCTGTCCGGCCAGTGCGCCGTTGATGTCGTACACCCTTACGCCCGTGATCGTGTCGGCCTGCCCAAAATTCGGTACATTCACAAACACGACCACATTCGTGCCGATGATCTCCTTGCTGTTCACGGTGCCGGTCTGCCATGCCCCGCCGTTCAACTGGTATTGGAACCTGTCAACGCTGCGCAGCAGTTCTTCCCGCCGGTCATTCAGGAATTTGTCGGTAAAAAACGCCATGTTCGGTTTTCCTCCTTTCCCGGTTGTTTATGGCATCGTACCGCAGCGGTCTTGCCCGCTGGCGGACGGTACGGCTGTAAATGCTTCGGCGGCCTCCACGCCGCCCTTGCTCCCGTGCAGCTCTGCACGGATAGAATAGCCCGCCGTTCCTTGGTACATAAACAGCGGGTTTTGCTTTCCGTACTGGCCGTTAGCCTTTTCAGTTTCCATGCTGTGCCTCCTCCGGCAATGTGCCTGCAAATTCAGGGCTTGCGGTGTAGCCGGTTGCAACTCCACCGCTCCGCAGCGCCCCGCAAACTGAATAGCCCACCGTCGCCGGAACGGGCAGT